ACTAGGTAGTCTGCAACTGTGTCTTTTCCTGAGCCAATAAAACCGCAAATTCCAATAATCATAATATTCTCCAACTGTATAAAGTATACAGGAGAATATTGCTGCGGTCAACCTATAATAAAAGTATATCCCTGGCCGCCTGGTACTAATTTTATCAAATCATCTGTGAGTTTTTCAATTTCAGCCGTGGCTTCTGCTTTCATTGCTGCACCGTTTAGGCTGCTTCCGCCTTGAGGTCCAGCAATTTGAGCAAACTTTTCACGGGCTTGTCCTAGCATCATCTTGCAGTTGGCCAAACTATAATCTTTGATCCATTGTCCAGCATAGGTATCGTCAATGATGGCAAAATCTGGCTTGGTGTTATAGACCCATAACATTACTTCTTCGTCGCCTCTAGGACGCTGTTGAATCATTATCTTGCGACTCTGCGGTTGCCAAGTAAAATTGATGAAAGATCCAAACATCTTGCCCACTAATTCTTGATAACCACTGAACAATTCGTAGGTCAGTAGTCCTCCCATATTTGTTGAACTCAACAAATAGGTGTTGGTATAGGCCATGTTGAATGGCTCAAATACTGTGCCGCCTGTGCCGTTGCCGCTTCTTGAACCAACTGATCTACGAAATATCTGTCGCACCTGTTGTACTTCTTTTGGCAAAATATATTCTTGCTGGTTTTCTCTCAGTGTTAAAAACGCATAACTTTCTTCAACAGCATTGTCTGAACGCTGTCGAAAAACGCCTAATGCTCTGTTTAGTGCAGTTTCGTAATGTACGGGATCTAGTTCTACATCAATCATGCCGTCGCCCAGCATGGCTTTGCAATAACTAAAAACTTCTTGCTTGGATTGGTCTATTTGGCTCATACTGTTATTTATCGTAGCGGTAAATATACTACTATGCCAAGACTAAGTCTTTACCGTCCCGAAAAGGGCAATGATTATAAATTTATAGATAAAAATATCTGGGAAATGTTCCAGGTTGGAGGTACTGATGTTTTTATACATCGATATCTAGGACCCGGATCTACAGGTAATCCAGCCTCGCCTACTCTACCCGTGTATAACACAAGCGATCCTACACAGATACAGGATTTGCTGTTCCTAGAAAATAGAGATCGCAAATACGATCCCGACATTTACGTAATGCGAGGTGTGTACAGTCTACAAGATCTAGATTTCAATCTCAGTCAGTTTGGATTATTTTTACAAAACGACACAGTTTTTATAACCTTTCACATCAACGATACTATTGAAAAATTAGGTCGTAAATTGATCAGTGGGGATGTTATTGAACTGCCACATCTCAAAGACGATCATGCTCTCAATGATTTTCAATTTTCTCTAAAAAGATTCTATGTGATTGAGGAAGTAAATCGAGCCGCGGAAGGATTTTCAGTTACTTGGTATCCGCATCTATATCGTGCCAAATGTAAACCACTGGTTGACAGTCAAGAATTCAAAGAAATACTAGATCAAGTTGCCAACAAAGATGCAATGGTTGGCACATACAATGCAGCTGTGACCTACTATCCAGGCGATGTTGTTACTGGACTGGATGGAAAACATTATACAGTGCTACAAGAAGTTACCGGAGTTGCGCCTCCTAATGCTGTCTATTATGAACTAGCCGACAGCCTACGAAACATAATGAGCACCTACGAAAAAGAAATGCAGATCACTCAGGCAGTTCTCGATCAGGCTGAAGCAGATGCTCCGAGAAGCGGCTCGGATACCACACAGTTTTACACGTTGACAGTGGATGAAAATCAATTGCCGGTATTAGTCAGCGCAGATACCAGTCAATTAGACGCTAGTCTAGAAACTCAGGCCACTGATGAAGACGGCAATCTCTTGTACAACACCGATGGTACTCCCGTATATGTAGGGGCCACTGCTGCCACTGCTCTGTTATCATCAGAAGTATCTGGTTATAACGGATACCTAGTAGGCGGCGGAGTTCCTCCAAACGGTGCGCCATTCACAGCCGGTATAGCCTTTCCGATAGCTCCTGCAGATGGTCAATTCTGTCTACGTAAAGATTACTTCCCTTATAGGTTGTTTAGATACAACGGATCAAGATGGGTCAAAGTTGAAGACAAGGTGAGAATGACCATGAGCAATCTCGGACCAAGTGATGTTGGAGTGAGCGATCAATTTGAAGGCAAAGATGTTCGCCTGACACAAAAAGCTGGATTCATCAATAATACAAATACAGCCACAATAGATGGACACACTGTGAAAGAAAGACAGAGTCTCAGCAAGGCTCTTAGACCAGAGGCAGATGAATAATGGATTATTTTTACGATGCGCAAGTAAGACGATATGTCACCCAGTTTATGAGAATCTTTATAGGATTCAAATATAAAACTGGAGGCGATGTTCCTGAAGAGCGACACGTGCCTGTGTTGTACGGTGATATGACTAGACAGGTTGCTAGCATGATCAAAGACAACAGTGAAAACAAACTGTCAACGGTACCTAGAATAGCCTGTTATATTAGCGGACTTGAGTTAGATAACTCTAGAATTAGTGATTACAGTTTTGTTAGTAAACTATCTGTGAGAGAACGGCAGTACACCACCAATCCAGCAGGTGAAAGAGAATACGGCGGTGTACAAGGCGGTGGTTACACCGTGGAAAGACTCATGCCCACTCCATTTAAACTGTCTATGAAAGCAGAAATTTGGACCAGTAACACAGATCAAAAACTTCAATTGCTGGAACAAATTCTAGTATTGTTTAATCCCAGTCTTGAAATTCAAACCACAGACAACTATGTTGACTGGACCAGTATCAGTGTGGTAGATCTCAGCAGCATCAATTTTAGTTCTAGAACCATTCCACAGGGTACAGAAAGTGACATCGATATATGCACTCTAGACTTTCAAACTCCTATCTGGATCAGTCCGCCGGCCAAAGTCAAGAAAATGGGCATTATTAAAAACATTATCATGAATGTGTTTGGGGAATCAGGTCAACTATTGGATCTAGAAGATCTCATATTCAACGGTGACGGTGACGGTGCAACCACTCAAATACGAAACACCGTGGATCGATTTGGTGTATTGCTGATCTTGAACAAGGCCACAGGATTCTATGATCTCACAGTGTTAAATGTCTATGAAGCAGTGATAGCCTTGGGTCTAGATGAGACTCTTTACAAAGGCAATCAACAAAGACTAGATTGGTATAAGGTCTTGGAGCTTCACGGTGGATATACTGGTACCAGTAGAATACATTTTACACAACCTAGTGGCTACGAAGTCACTGGTACATTTACAGTAAATGAAATTGATCCCACATATCTAGTGATCGATCTCGATATGGACACCGTACCTTCCAATACAATATCACCCGTTACTGCCATTGTTGATCCCTACAAGTTTAGTCCTATTGAAAAATTTGGAAGTATTGCTGCCATACCTGTAGGCACAAGATATCTAGTATTAGACGATGTCAATCCTAGTGCCAATGTTGGACAGCACGTGGAAGACGCTGGATGGAACAACTTTGATTCTGGTTCAACTGCCTACGATGGCCCAGATGCTTGGAAAGATCTCATAGGCAACGATACAGTGATCAAGGCCAATTCCATAATTCAATGGACTGGTGCTGTGTGGCAAGAAACTTTTGATCCTGCCACTGTTACTGCTATTCAATATTTTACTAATTTGACCACCGGTGTGCAATACAAGTGGGATGGCACACAATGGTTAAGATCGTTTGAAGGTGAATACGCTGCCGGATATTGGAGATTTGATCTAAATGCTTGATAAGTATCTAGATGCAACAACGTGCCGGTTTACTGTTTCTAAGCAAAAATACCAAGAGAATTCTTCTTATTTTAGAAGATGCCAAATGGACTGTGCCTACCTTTGTGAGAAATAGCAGTCTATTGGAAGATGCTGAACCGTTGTTAAATAATTTCTCAGTGGGTAAAATTTTACCCATAGAATTGTATCTCAGTGAGGACCGTGGATTTGAATATGGAACATATATCTGTCTAGTTGATGATGAATTTCTCACAACATCAGCTGCTACTATATGTTGGGCTGCATTGAATCACTTGCCTAAACAATTACATACCGGTTTAAAAAACACGCTGAGCAATACCATAATTCGTACAAAAATTGAAACCATATTGGAGTTAGAAAATGTCAAGCATACTGCAAAAATCTACTAGATTTATCAAAGACTGTGAAAGATATGAATCAGTGATAGCCACCATGCCCGAGGGCAGTGTAAAAAATGAAACTGTGCAATTATTGCAAAAATTAACCTATAGCATTAAAAAACTTGATAGTATGCATCTAGAAATGATATACTCTAGACAGTTACCAACCATGGGTAATGAGATGAAAGATGAAATATCAGAGTTGCGAAAAAAATTAGAAACTAGAATTAGAGACTGGACACAGGCGCAGAAAAGTTAAACAAAGTTGAAACATACTGTAACAATATATTTTTAGAGATTATTCTCGAATTAATTATTTTTGTAATCTTTGTCTTTCTATCAACACATTCAAGTTATCTTTGGGTTCAAATTTTAATGTTGGCGCATCTAAATTTAGAAAACTAGTCTTATCTAATAGGCCTATGGTCCCGTCTATCCAGGTATTAAAAGATAAACTTATCCTATCGGTCTCAGCTATTGATCTCATTACAGAATGTTCTAGGTAGGACGGAAACATCAATAATGTTCCTTGTTTAATTTCAACTGTGGTGCTGTGAGTATTATATTGATTATATTTGGTAGGGAACATCTTTAATGGATGCCAGACGCAATTCTTATCTGTGTGAAATTCGATAGGGGCAGGATCCTCTGTGAAATATAAAACTCCGCTGACAATGCTGTTTACATGATGATGTTGATAATGATATGCTCCTGTTGAGGTGCGATTCAGCCAACTGATAGTAGGAAACAACTGATTAGATATAGACATTATCTCTTGAGCATATAGATTCAACTGTGTTTGCACAAAATTACACACTCTTGACATTTCAGGTAAATGTATAATATCAAATCTATCCGATCCTACAAGTCTTCCTGGTTCATCTTTGTATCGAGCGTATAAAGATGATTGTTTTACAAATTCTAATTCTTCGTTGGTAAATCCTTGTATTTCTGCAACAAATAATGGAGTTGGAAATAACGGAATAACTTCGTAGGTCATCAAAAACGCCTTATTTAAATTTTAAATCAAAGCCAATTATAGTTTTGATTGTGTGTGAATTATTAGGCAACGTGTAATGTAAAATATTACTCGGTACAATAATCATTAAGCCTTCACTGGCTTCTATTTTTTTTATTTCTGTTTGATCGGTTATAGGGTCATTTGTAGGATTAATGAAATAAGTTGGACTGTGTAAGGTTTCATTGTAATCTAAATATATGATTCCGGAATATCCCACACTCGAATGATTGTGAGGGATATGAAAATCTCCTTTTGCATAAGATACTGTCCATACGTCGCCTATATCTAATGAGTCTACTTTAATTTCATTTGAAAATAGTGACAATTCATTCTTAAAAATTTCAACAAATTCAGACTGATAGGTGTTATTACCTCGATCGCTTGTGAACAATTGATCAGGTTTTTTTATCAATGATGTAATATTAATTTTTTTCGAAATTTTTTCTTTCTTTAATTCCCAATCATTAATATAATATCCATAAAATTTTGTTTCAAATAATGTACTTTGCACTAGTGATTCCTCTGAAAAAATGATTTGATCTTGGCATAATTTCTTACGAAAGTATTGTTCATCAATATATAATTTATCGTTAACTCTTCTTTGTCAATATCAGTTCTGATTTCTAATTCCAAAGAGTCTTTAGGAACTGCAATTAATTGCGCAAGAGGAGTACCAGCTTTGATCACTGTTTCTTCGTTGAGATTATGCCAAAATACCGGAACATTGATATTATTGATTCCGTAGTCACTCGAATAAATTCCACTTAGCGCAGTGAATCGATTGTCATCTGCATAAAACACAGGAGTTTGTATCAACATATAATCATTTGGAATCTTACAGCACCAGCCGGTTATAAACTTTATTACAGATCGACTAGAGTGGTGCGGCCAGTGTTGAAATGTTTTAAACAGACTGTCCTGATGTTCTTCAATTGCCGGACTGCCGTTAATTTTCTGCTGATCAATAGGAGTATGCCATTGTATTTTATCGTGTAGTGAGCCTGTTTTGATATAGATGTCTTGCCACGCCCGCACTACATATCCTTGGCTCTGTAGAGTATTGATTCCAGGACAATTAGAAATACTATGTATAGTATGGCCGAGATTATTTTTTTGATTTTTAAATTCTCTGGCTGCTTCCTGTTTCCAATTATGTACAATTTTATCAGCAGATAAAATAGGCATTGTCTTATCGATACCAGGTATAGTGGGATAAAATATAATCTTTTGTGCAATCATGTCTTTGATTATAACACACTGACATAGATTTTACAAGCAATCATTAACTCAAAACAAAGTTGTTATCAACGCCCCAGACATTTTGACAAATAATTTCCATGTTGATAGAAATTCGATAATCCAACGAGAATGATTGATGGGGTTGATGATTAAGATAACTGGGGAAAATAATCAAATCACCAACTTCGGGTCTTATATTATAAACTTCTTGAAAATTATTGTTATAAAAACTCAAAGAACCCTGATGTGTGTCTGTAGTTTCGGGTATATTCAAATAGTAAACAGCATTAATTACACAGGTATTTAGGTGATTATGGATACCGCCTTTGTAAAAAAATTTATTCGTTACATAACCCCAACAGCTAGCAAGATTTCTTTGATCTAGTTCTAGTGGACCAAAATGCTGATTGGCAATACGAAAAAAATCTTTGTATAAGGTATAAAACACACCGGAAGAATCTTTGATTTGAAAATTGTTTCCGATTGTATAATCAGCCGTTTGGTGTGCTGCTAACACCCGAGTCTTCATCCAATCAATTGGATAAGATTTTAAACCTTGGTGTATAAATATTGGTAGATTTAAGTCTATTTGATTCATGCAAACAGATTATATAACCCGCCCGCAGCTTCACCAATCCGCGCGAAGTTCTGGATTCGGTAGGTCAGAATCGTAAAATTTTGATGGGTCAGAATCGTAGTATCTTAATAGGTCTTCAAATGATTTTTTATGGGAAGCTGCTCTTCTTGATAATTCAGTAAACCATTCTGCTAAATGTGGTAACTTTTCTACTCGAGCCTCGTCTGCATATTTTATATACATCTCAGCCGATGCTTGCATTTCAGAAGCAATTGCAGTTTCTAATACCTGGGTAATATGCGCAGATGGCTTTCCGGTATCCGGATCTCCTAACCCACCCAATATGGCTTCTTTTATATGTCCTTGAGCAAACATGTGTTTGTCTTCAGCAATTTTTTTAAAATAAGCTGCGGCATTTGCATCTTTATGTTTTTCAGCTATGGTGGCAAAATAGTGATATCTATCATTAGATCGTGCCTCTGCAGCAAACGCTAGTTTGAGATTAGCTGCTGTTTTGCTGTCTAATGCTACTGGGATAGCCAACGGCGTATTTGGATCAAGGTCTGGAGGTGGAGGTGGAGGTGCAACTAATGGTTCTTGGTAGCCTTCTGGGGCTGGTACTGGCAATATTGTATTCATGTAAATTAACTCCTAAATAGTTGAAATTATATAGTGTATTTATATTATGCACTGATCACAAGAGTGTTATTATTGAAATTTCCTTTGATAAAAGTATTAAAAGAAATACTCAATCGTTCATTGTTTGTGGTATTTACAGGCACACTGTGATAGAGACTGGAAGGAAAAAGTATTAACATTGCATCTTCAACAGGAATTTGCCATTCTATGCTGTTAAATGGGGTGCGCTCGCTGCACTCAAACTCCATGAAAAACGGTGATGTCAGTCTGTTGAAACAAATAGAATTTTCACTGTCTGCAACATTCACATAGTATACTCCTGAAATCACGCTGTTTCTGTGATTGTGCAAATCATGTGGCTGACCTTTTTTATTTTGATTTTTCCAAGAATTTGTCATATAAAATTGGCAGTCTGTTTTGATCACTTCTCGAGCATAATTGTGAACGTGTTCCATGAATATGTTTTTCAAATCTAAAAATACGGTGTCATCAAGTAAAGAGGAATTAACAGATGTCTGATTGCCTTGTCTATTTACAGCAGTTACGGTATTGGTGTCGAACGCTGTGCGTTCGGTTGCTGATAACTTTCTAAGATTAATTCTATAGATAGCTGCAGGAAAAATTGGAATAATTTGTGGAGTCATAATTCTACTGTAACAAGTATTTAATACAGTATCTTTAGGTCAGTAAGTATTCTGGCCGAGTAATATAGACTAGCTAGAGTACAGAAAAATTAAATAGTGGCAAAATTCTTGATAGTAATAGTTCCAATCATGCTACCATGAATACTACACTGATATCTGTAATTACCAGAAATTGAATCCGGAATCTTCCAATACAATGTGCCCAATGTTTGACCTTGAGCAGACGAGCCTGTAGATACAGAACCCCCTGTGGTAACGTGTACTAACCCAGTGTTATAATTTGCGCCTGTATTATCCTGTATTAAGAAAGGGTGGCCCATCACATTGAGATTGAAGGCTATGGTGGTAGCATTTATAGCATATATTGTGGGATCGTCAGTGGTTCCGTATTGATCAAATCTATATGCTGTTGCTCCATTATTGGTCACATTAAGTCTTGTGATAGCTGGTAGATAAAATTGGTCTATGGTAAGATCTGCACGATCACTTAGTCCTGTAAACGCTGTAGCACCGGCGCTGACTGTGCTAGCAATAGTCACTGTGTCTGTGCCAGAATCCGTAGTTATTGAGATTCCTGTGCCTGCGGCTATAGTAAGAGTGTCTGTGGCTGAATCTGCTATAACTGAACTCTGTCCTGCGACAGCTATAGTAGCAAAACTATCAGATGCTGTTCCGCCGCCCGCAGCAGCAATAGTTATAGTGTCTGTGCCGGCATCTGTGGTTATAGTAATGTTTGAACCTGCCACTAGGGTCAGTGTGTCTGTGGCTGAATCTGCTACAACACTAGATTGCCCTGCAACAGCTATGGTAGAAAAACTATCACCTCCTCCAGAGCCTGCAGCCCAGGTGTTGTCGCCTCTTAGATATGTGGTAGCATCTCTTGTGCCTGATGCGCCTAATCTCAAAACTGGAACAGTGCCGCTGCCTAGATTTGTAGCATTTAAAGCAGTGAGATTTACACCGCTGGCAGCTGGTAGTGTGGCCGGAAAACGTGCATCAGGCACAGTGCCGCTGGTTAACTGATTGGCATTGAGTGCAGTGAGATTCGCACCCGAGCTTGCAGGTAGCGTGGCTGGAAATCGTGCATCAGGCACAGTGCCTGACGTAAGTTCAGTAGCATTGAGTGCAGTAAGACTTGCTCCACCGCCGCTAAAGTTAGTGGCAGTAAGTAATCCTGCATCGTTAATACTGGCTGAGCTGACTTTGATAGTTGTGCCGCTAGTGCCACTGTATCTAACTATGGCATTATCAACATAGCTACCTAACACAGAATTTACATCGCCTGAACCGCTACCACTTGCACCAGGTGGGCCTTCTGGTCCTGCTGGTCCTTGCACGGTGGCTGTGGTTTGAACAGTGTTATCTGGGAATCTCAAAGTACCACCTAACACTAAGTTAGGAGTTATGGTTATAGGATTGGCATTGGTAACGTTAAGAGTTGTGCCTACAATAGTGATATTGCCAGTAGAAGCCACGGAAGTAAAAGTTATAGTATCTGTGGCTGCATTGGTTGTGATAGCAATACCGGATCCTGCTACCAATGTCAGTGTGTCTGTGGCAGTGTCTGCTATCACAGTTGGTTGTCCTGACACTACTAAGTTGGTAAAACTAGGTGAGGTTGAGAAATCAAATCCACTGCTGATCACATTCCAAGCAGTGCCGTTGTATCGCCACGATTTTTGATCGATAGTATAGACCTGATTGAGTGTTGGGCTATTAGGAAAATTTATAGGCATTTTTTAATCTCTGTAAAATATTTATCAACGACCTAATCTTAGTTTTAAACCACTAGTGATTCTAAGATTGGATAAGATTTTTCTTGTTCCTGATCTAAATCTAGCGTCAATCTGCCCTTGATAAAGCACTCGAGCATCGCCGCCTTCGAGGCTTTCGTAGTCTAACCAATTCGCAGTATTGACTGTGGTTGATTCCGTGCCAAAGTAAAAATCAGCAGCGTCCTGCGTTTCTAAAGATTGTAACCATGCTTTGACTTCCACCCAGGTCCAGTCTCTATTCCACTCTAACACTGTGGCTATAAGTCCTGTGGCCACAGGACAGGCAGCACTAGTGCCGCTAAAGGCAGCGTCAGTGGTGTTCCCAGAACTGTAGCTGAGAGCAGCATAGGTATCGGGTCTTGGCCAGTTTGTGGCATAGCCTCTATTAGCTGCCAAGGTGCCATCTGCAGGGGCATAGACGTCTATGCTGTTTCCTCTATCGCTGTAAGAAACTTTGGCTTCTTTTGAAGTTTTATAATCATCATCTAATGCACCTATATTGATCACAGGATAAATTACGGTGCCATTGGCATCGGTGTATTTGCCGCCTTGTTGAGGGAATCCCCGGCGATTTGTTGTCCCAAAT